ACGGTCAATCATACCAAGACGACCATTACGCAATGGTGAAGTGTTGTCACCAGTGATAGACGCATCTTTCAAGTCAGATTGCTTGATAAGACCTGCCATCTTAGCTGGAATGATAAGGAAACGACCTTGTTCAGGAGCATTAGCCTCATCCAACACAGTACCCGCGTCAACGATAGAATCGATAACGTTCGACTTAGTTAGTGATAGCGGAGTACCAGCAACACCTAGGTTAATATTACCTGAGATAGCGCCAGCTGTAGCACCTTTGTTGTTAGCAGAAACGTCGGTCAAGACATCTGTCAAAACACGCTGGTCAATCTTAATCTTCATACGCTCTGAAGCGTCTTTAGACCATTGGTCCATAAGTGCAATGTCAGACTGAACTTGGTCAACATCATCTTCAACACAAGCAAAGTACTCACCTTTGTCGATAACGAGTTGTAGTTTAGCCTTGTCAGGGTTTTCAACCGCTAGGGTTTGACCCTTAACATAAGTTTTGATTGTGATTTCCGGAGTAGTACGGATGTTAACCGTATCACCCATTTGACGGATTTCACCTTCATAGTCAGTGTTCGAGATTGCTGACAATACCGTAGCATCGTAGAAATTCTCGATAAGTTTGCCACTCCAGATTTCTGGAATGAAGTTGCCGCTGTAATCGGGGCGACCACCTGATACTGCAAAAGCCATAACGACCTCCTTTTAATTATGCAGTTACGATACGACCTTCCGCTTGTGCAGCGAAAATGTCTCTTTCTATACGACCACGTTCTTCCTCACGACCTTTGTATCTTCCCTTACGGACAGCATCAAAGAATGCTGTAATATCCGACGGTGAATACTTCTGGCCTTCTTGAACTGCAGGTCTACCAGAACGACCACGTCCCGGAGAAACTTGCTTTTCAAGCTGTGAATTAGGCGATGGCCTTTTCTCTTGAGCAGTGCTAGCCATACCGTTTTCCTGTTCCCAAGAACTAAAGAAGTTCGCCACACGCTGTACATCCAGATTACGCTGTGCGTCTTCTAGATACGTCTGACGGCTAATTCCTGTTAGCGGGTCAACTGCCAACAACCATGTCTGAAAGTCAGGGTTATCGTTAGTTTCTTGCCAAGTAGGAACAGCACTAGAGAGCTGATTCCAAAATGCCTGTTCGTTAGACGCTTTCTGCTGTGCCTGTACTTGATGTACTTGAGGTACAACTCCTTGCATCTGCTGAACCATTGCCTCCAACTGTGCAATCCGCCCATTTGCGGCATTGACTTCTTCACGAGCTGCACGACGCATTACATCGATTGAGTCACCGTACTCCTTAACATCATCATCTGTAATCAGAGGTTCTGAAGATACAGATTGTTGTTGTGGTGCAGGTTGCTCTGACATAGTGCTTAACAACTGTTCCAGTTGGGCTACTCGGTTTTGCATATCACGGTTGGCCGCATTTAAACGTGGTACATCCGCGTTATACATTCCTTGTAGAGTTTTGTATTTTTGCTCCCAAGACTCTTTCTCTTGAGTGTCTGGTTTGCCTTGCTCCTCGGCTTCAGACTTAGGTGCTTTCTTCTCAACACTGTCGGATTCAGCTTGTGCAGTTTCCTCTACGGGTACTTCAGGTGCCTCGGCTTCTGCCTGTACATTCTCTGGTTCGCCATTGAGTTCCTTGTACAATGCTTGTACTTCCTCAGACTGTTTTTGAACTTGCTTTGGTATTGACATAATCGCTCCTATCGGTGTGCGTAATTAAAAGCAGGCTGTCATTTTGACTTTGCCGCTAACTCAGGGGACTCATCTACGAGCTTAATAAGCTCTAGCAGAACCTGACACCGCCCCTGTGCGAGTGCCGTATTCTGTGCGACATTAGGCAGCTGCGTTAACTCATGTCCGCCCCATTCCTGCAACCACTCTAGGATTGCTGGATATTGGTTATGTACTTGAGCTAATGCCTTAATAACTTCCGGACTAGGCCTTTTCATCAAGACCTCCCCGTGTCACGGTTACTAACTATGTTGGCATCACGACCACCTTTGGGAGAACCATCTGGTTGAGACGGCGCACCAGACTTAGCTTGTTCAGCTTGCATCTGAGCAGCTATCTTATTCAGATAACGTTCTTTTTCCCGAGATGGAATAATGTCATCCACAGGCATCTGCAACCCTTTAGCCACTTCGCGAAGAATCGCTGCACGACCATCCTTACCAACGATATCCATATCGATTTCGTTAGCGGTTGCGTTAAGGAATTCTAGACGGCGCATGTTGACAGTTTCCTTGACTGCAAGATTAACTGCACCCTTAGGTGTAATCTCAACATCACCTTTAATACTTTCATCTTCGTCATATCGCATGTTATATACGAACTGACGGTGAACAATAGGTTTAATAATATCTGCGTCAATATGCATGACGACCTGACGTATCCCCTTACCAGCTGAACCCATCAACATCGAAAGTCCCGACGCGGTACGTCCTGCCCCTGACACATTCAAGTCACCATATACATAAGATGGAATACCTGAGTGGTCATCAGCTAGCTTACTAAACTTGTCGTACACACCCAGCAACGTGTTTGCGTTGTCATCTGGCTGTGTGAATCTAACTGCAGGAGAACTAGAACCAAACGGGTCATTAGTTACCTGCCAAATCTTCCAAGGGTGCAACTGAGTAATATCTTCGTTAGGTGGAATACGCTCAAGGTTTACTTCAACTTGAGGGCCTGACGAAATACCCATGTTATTAACTAATGCACGAGCAGCTGCGTTACAGACATTCTGGATGTCTTCAATAATTTCTGGAATACCTTTACCCCAGAATGCTCCCGGAGACTTAATGAATGATGTCTTGGCATAAGGCTTTTCACCTAGTGGGTCGTAATTGAGTACTGCCTTAATAACGTAGTTGCCTACAACCCATACGTTAGCGTCGTACTCACGAGCTTCATCAGGTACATCTTCTTCATCCATACCCCACTCAAGTAGCATTTTACCGCTGACTTTACCCCAGAACTCTAGGGCATCGAAGGTTTCAGTAGGACGATTGAATGTGTGGAACTTACGTTCTTCCTCGTCTTTAGACAGCTCAACATCTTCGTTAATCCACGAAGAACCGTTGCCAATCTCTAATACTTTGCGAATTGCATCCTCGTCATAACCCGGAACGCCAATCATATCGGCTAGTTCTGTACGGCTAAGCGGGTGATGCTCAAATAAATAACCATCGTTTAAGGTAGTAACCCCCGGCTCCGGATAGATTCGGAATGGGTCTACACGCTCAAACTCTGGCGCAATAATCTCATCTGCTTCGACTGAAGTCTTACCAGTCTCATCGACAGTATAACCTAGCTTACGTTGGCGACGGACAATCGGTCCTTTCACAAACGCACACGGATGTGTAACTAAGTCAGTAATAAATTCGTTAAACGACTCTGCCCAACCGCCTTGTGCGAACTGGTCAGAAATCTTGAGCTTCATTTTCTTAGCTCTATTATCTGCAGCCTGTAGAAGTTTGAATCGATAATCCTGAGCGAACATCTCTTTCATCTCAGCAATTTCGTTAGGCGTTGGCGCTTGACCACTCATCTCTACTTGCTTCACTACTTCTGCAGCGAATAATTCCTGAAGTTCTAGGGTTTGTTGAGGAGAGAGGTCAGGAATAGGTGTAGGTTGCAAGTCCCAAGGAGGAGTCCCTGTGTCGAGAAGAATATCACGCAACCAACTTTCTGCTGCACGACACTTAACTTCGGTAATCTGCATGTAAATATCAGAACCACCTTGAGCGTGAATCTGAGCTAGCTTATCAGCTTCATACTCGCCATTACGTTGGCGAAGCGCTCTAAGCATAATGTTTTCAATGGGTTTCTTAGCTTGTCGGGCTGCATCCCAGCATCCGCGCAAATGAGCAGCAAGACCTAGAATCAACGGCTCACTCTGGCGAGCAGCCAATTCTTTATCACGCATTTCCTTTTCGCGTTTAACTAGTTCATCATTTCCGACTACTGTAAGCATTATTTAAAACCCTTGCCGTCTCTTAATGAGTTAATAAAACTTCGAGCCTCTTTCACTGCGGTCTTAAAGTTTCCTGTTCCGCCAGATGCTACGCCCATACTTTGGACTGTCGCAGTAGCTGCGTTTTTCATTTCATCTACACGGCTCTTAACTTCTTCTACAAGTGCCTCGCCACGTTCTGCGCGGCCTCGTTGTTTGGAACCATAATCTTGTTTAGCTTTACGCAACTCACCCTGAGATACCTTTGACATCTCAATTTTTTCATCAGGTGCTGCCGAACCAGTTCGGATATATTCATTTGTCTGCCTGCGATTATACGCATCCCAACGTTGTTGGTTTAGCTTCTCAGCAGCTTCTTTATGCTCATTACCATAATATTTTACTTCACCCGGCTTCTCATAAGTCTTTGGCTTTTGGATTTTGAACCTACCATCAAGACGAGTTTTAGGAGCTTTAGCCCAATCTTCCATTGTCGTGTCGTATTCTTT